CGGCGACGGATTCGAGTTGGACTTCGGTCAAATCAAAGAACACCCCGGAGTGGCGAAGGTCCGTCAGACGGCCAACGAGGTCGATAAAAAGCGGGTTGATGCCGAGAAGGCGTTGGCCGCGATACAAGATAAATATGGCGACATCGACCCCGAAGAAGCGCGGGCGGCAATGCAAGCGGCGGAAGAGGCGGGCGACAAAAAGATGATCGACGCCGGAAAGATTGACGAGCTTGTCAACAACAAGGTCGTCAAGATGAAGACCGACTTTGAAAAGCAGATGGCGGCTAAAAACAAGGTCATCGAAGAATTGACCGCCGGGTCAACCGCTCTGACGGGCGAGCTTGCCGATATTAAAATCTATGACGCCATCAAGGACGCTGCTCTCGCCAAGGGTGCGCGGAAGGAAGCCTTGCCGGACATCAAGGGGCGGGCAACCGGGATGTGGTCGCTGAAGGACGGCAAGCCAACCGCCATGAACGGCGAAGAGGAAGTCTATGGCAAGTCAGGCGAGGCGCTTTCGATTGGCGAATGGGTCGAGACCTTGGCGGCTGAATCACCCCATCTTTTCGAGCCGAATAAAGGGGGTGGTGCGCCGGGGAGCGATTCGTCGGCGTTCAGTGGCGCGAAGGTTGTCGCTCCCGTCCATGCCGGGGACAATATCGCCGCGATTGCAGATGGCTCAATGACTATTGACCATTAGGTACGTTCTGGCGTAAGGTTCGCACCGGAACGATCAGTGGTCTTCCGTTAGAAAGGGTCAGTGGCCCGACTTGGTCAACTCTTTTGATGGGAGACCTTCGCAATGGCGAACACCCTTACAAACATCCTTGACAAGATTCTAGCTCAAGGTCTCATGGCTTTGCGGGAAGCGGCTGTTATGCCCCGCTTAGTCAACACCGATTTTTCGGCAACCGGCGCGATGCAGGGTAGCACCGTTGACGTGCCGATTCCCAAAACACAAGCGGTCTCGACCGTCGCCGTTAGCAACGTGTTGAAAGCCCCGGCGTCGAAGGCTCCGTCCCTCGTCCAGATTTCCCTCGACCAATGGAAAATGACGGATTTTCACCTTACCGATAAAGAACTTGCAGAGATCGACCGCAACCGGCATTTCATCCCCATGCAGACTTCCGAGGCTGCGCGGGCGCTTGCCAACAATCTCGACGTTGCGATCCACGGCAACTATACGGGCATTTACGGTTATGTCGGCACCGCCGCGACCGTCCCGTTTTCGACCGTTGCTTCCGCGACGGATGCCAGAAAGGTCTTGAACCAGCAACTCGCGCCGATGAACGACCGGCGTGTTGTTCTTGATCCCACGGCGGAAGGCCAAGCTCTACAGCTTGCGGCTTATTCCGATGTCGAAAAATCCGATGACCGCCCGGTGAAAATCGAAGGCGAGATTGGTCGGAAGTTCGGCATGGATCACTTCATGTCGCAGAATGTCGTCACTCATACCGGCGGCACGGCTGACGCTTCGATCACGGTTGGCTCGACCACGGCTATCGGCGTTTCGACGTTGATGTTCAAGTCGGGCGTTGGCTCCAAGACCATCGTTCTTGGCGATGTCTTCACGATTGCTGGTGATAGTCAGACCTACACCGCCACGTCGGCCGACACGATCACGTCAACCGGCGTCAATCTCACGATTGCACCGGCTCTGCAAGTGATCGCTTCCTCGACCTCCGCGATCACCCTAAAGGCAACCCACGTTGTCAACCTCGCGTTCAATCGCGGCGCTTTCGTTTACGTCACGCGACCGCTACAAGATGCGGTGGGCGCTTTGACCGGCGGCAATCCGCAATCGGTCTTGGTGGACAACCAAACCGGCCTCACCATGAGGTTGGAAGTCGTCCGTCAGCACAAGCAAAACGCCTTCCAATTCGACATTCTGTACGGCACCAAGTTGATCCGTCCGGAGTTTGGCGTCCGAATCGCTGGTTAAGACCCCTCTGCCGGTGAGCTACGATTGGCCCGGAATGGTTTACGCTGTTCCGGGCCTTTTTTAAGGGAAGCAAATGGCAAAGTTACCGACGATCAAGCTCCGCAATCGTGCCACCGGGCGGGTGGTAAAGCTCAATCAAACAGACTATGCGCGGGACATCTCAAAGTGGGATGGTTGGGCGGTGGTCTATGTCCAACGAGGCAACGCGACCGACGAGGAAGTGAACTTTTCGGCGGCTCAATCTGACATTGATAAATTCCGCCGCGAAGATCCGGCCCGACAAGCGTGGTCGCGGGATGACGAGCGAGCTTATAACGAAAGAAAGGTTACGGCGGGCGGTCCGGCTATCAAGCCGACGCTTATCACGCCGCAAGGGAAACCCCTTGTGTGAGACATGGTTTCGCCAAGGGATACCCATTTGGCCGGTCGCCTTCCCTGTCCCGCGCCAATGGGGGAGTAAAGGCTCTTGGTGACAAGCCGGAGCCTTTACTTTTCCGGGGGGCTGATATACGATCTCGCATAACAGGAGAAGGTAAATGGCAAGAGTCCCCACAGTAGAATTGAAGAATAAGAAATCAGGCGAGGTCCGGATTTGGAACAAGTCTGACTATGACCCCAAGCGCGATTCCAATTGGAAGGTCTTGGCGGACCGACCTACCGAAGACATGGTCGCCTCTGACGAGAGCGCGGTGATTGCCGCCGTTCCAACGCCGGAACCGAAAGCCGTCAAGGTCGAAGTTGTCAAGGATTGGCGCAAGATGCGGTGGCCCGAAGCGCGGCGGTATGTCCAAACCAAAACGGGGACCGCGCCACGTTCCAAGAAACAAGCAGAGGATTTGATGGCGGCGCTTTAACGGTTTCGGTGGGCGGGTGTGGAACCTTTGCCGGTTTGATGGAAGTGTCATGCGGCTTTCATCGCCGCCCACCGGATTTAAAGGACAGGGAAAATGACTGACTTCACAAGACGAGGTTTCTTTCGAGCCGTGGGCGCATTGCTCCCCAAGGCGGCAGCGGTCGCCGTTGTCGCGCATGGGGTGGTGAAGTCTAAACCGGCCAAAGCCAGACCGGCGCAAGCGTCAACACTGGACAACCTTCCGAATCAAGGTGAGTGGGAGCCGGATGAAGCGCGTGTATTTTATGCAAGTGCTTCCGTTTCATCCGACGATCCATTGGAGTTCGGCCCAACCTTCGCATATCGCCGGGAAGACTGAGCCGTGGGATACGGTGACGACCTCATGGGGACCGGCTTGGCTCGCGCCATCCGTGACCAGTACCCGGAGGCCAAGCTGGTCTTTGGGAATCCCGGCACCTATCACGACCCCAAGAACAACAAGATTTCCGTCCATTGGTCGGAGGTCTTTTTCAACAACCCCATCATTGTCCAGCCGGACGAGCCGGTGAAGGATATGGTTTGCATCCCCGATTATCCGGGGTGCCGGGTCTATCTTGACTATGAGAAGACGGAGAAAGAGGCGGACGGCAAGGCGCTGAAATATACGAAGTTCGCGTGGGCGGAGGGCTTCAAGGCTCCGAAGGGGGAGTTGTTTTTCAACAACGACGAGAAGTCCGCCGCCAGCGAAATCGCCCTCCGGTTGCCCAACCCGTTTTTTGTGATCGAACCGCACGTTGCCGACAAGCCGTGGCCGAATAAGAAGGCATGGCCTTGGGATCGTTGGCAAGCTGTGGTCGATGCCCTTCCGGATGTGAAGTTTATCCAGATGTCGGGCGGGGATGTCCTCGACCGTGTCCATCATGTCATGACCCCGACGTTTAGACAGGCTTGTGGCATCCTAGCTTGCGCGGGAGCGGTCGTCACGTCCGAAGGGGGACTTCACCATGCGGCGGCGGCTCTTGACGTTCCAGCGGTCGTTTTATGGGGCCACTATACCTCGCCCGACATTCTGGGTTATGATGACCAAACCAATATCCGCCATGCAGACGGGAACGGTTGCGGGAACACTTGGAACGAGTGTCCCGATTGCCAAGAGTCGATGCACAACATCAAGGTGGATGAAGTTGTCGAGACAATCAAAAAGGTGATTTCAGATGGACGCCATATCCATAGCCGCCAAGCAAGAGACCGATCAATCTTCCGGATGGTGGGCGCGACTGCCGAAGGAAAAGAAAAATGAGTACCGCAAGCAAGCCGCAGACGCCAAGCGTCAACGTCTTCGTCCCCGACGAGCCAGCCGATCACGTCAAGCATCTCAACGCGATGGCGAAGGGGATACCGCAAGCAAGGATTCTGCCGCTTAAAAACGGTTACTCGCCATGCGATATTGCCGTCATCTTCGGGGTCGGCAAGCGTCAAGTCCCGGCAAGCTATGACCGTGGCGCGATTGTTTACGAGCATCGCTTCCGTGAGCGCAAGCCCATCATCATCCTTGAGCGCGGCTTTATCCAACGGGACAAATATTATGGGGTCGCCCTCGACGGTCTGAATGGCTTGGGATGCTTCGGCAACGCCAACTCCAAGCCGGACCGCTGGAAGAAGCTCAAGACCAAAATCAAGCCGTGGCGCAACGGAGAATATTTCCTTGTCTGCGGTCAAGTGCCGTGGGACGCTTCCGTCCAACATTCCAATCACACCAAATGGGTCCAAGACACCATCAAGTTGGTCGAGAGCTTGACCGACGCGCCGGTCTATTTCAGACCACACCCGGACGTGAAGGGGAAGGTCGATTATGGAGTGCCGGAACGGGACACCACTTGGGAGCAAGACTTGGCCGGGGCAAAGGCGGTTATCACGTTCAACTCGACATCGTCAGCGATGGCGATCCTTGAGGGCATCCCGATATTTGCGGCGGACCCCGGCTGCATCGCTTGGGGCGTTGCCACCCATGAGATCACCAAAGAGGCGCTTGCCAACCCGCCCATGCTCGACCGGGAGCAATGGGCCTATGATCTGGCCTATGCCCAATGGACGGCGGAAGAGATGGAAACGGGTCAGCCGTGGCGGCAACTAGCGGGGGACGGATAGGTGGACGACGAGGATGCCGCCAGAAGGCGCTACGAGGTCCGTTGGTGCGGATACCATACAGTCTTGTGCCTTGGGGGTGATTGCCTTGTGTTGTCTGTACGGCGTTTTTTGGGGTTGGCCTAGTGGTTGACAAAAAAAGACCCCGCCGAAGCGGGGTTAAGTTGGGAGAGAGGGGAGCTTATTCGGTCAAGATGTTCATTTGGTCTCTCCGTTGCGTTTGAAAAATGTCCAGAAAGCAATCGCGCCGGGAGTGTGATGTGTCCACTTTCTACTTTTCAGCAAATGCCACATTCGGTTAATGGCGCGGAGCGTATATTCGTGGTCTCGCCCCTCTGCCTTCATCCTGGCGGCCTCAGTGTAGATTTTGTCAATAGAGAGTTTCATGGTATTTCCCTTCAATAATTTAATTCGTGATGAAGACGCCGAAGCCACGGTGGGCATACATGATGGCGTCGGGGGACTTGGAAATGACGACAGGGGCGTAAGAACGTCCGGGGTTGATTCGCTTTTGCATTTGGTCTCTCCGTCGTTTTGTTGTTGAATGATGTTGACCACAATAAACAAACTCCATGGGGAGGTCAAGGGAAAAATGATGGTAAAGTGGTTTGTCCTCTTTTTCGTGGTCGGCGGCTTGGCGGTCATCCTCTTTTCAGACAACCCAACCTTGATTAACCCGTGGCCGAGTCCAAAGGCGCACCATGACAAAGCATACTGACCATGAGCATCTATAGCCTCGAAAAGAAAGTCGCGTTCATTCACATCCCGAAAAACGCCGGGACCAGCATCCGGGCCAATCTCAAAAAGGCGGTGCCGGACTTCCGCGACTTCGACGCCATTGATGAAGCGCACCGCAAGGTCCGCAACCAAGCCTTCGCCAACCACTTCCCATATTGGAAAATCCAAGAGCTTTTGCGCGAGACCAATTCCGACATTCCTTTCGAGGGTATGAAGGTCTTTATGGTGGTCCGCAATCCGTGGGCGCGGATGCTGTCCTTGTACCGCCACCGGCTCCGCAAGTTGGATTGGCATTACGAGGGCAAGGAACGCAACACAGAGCTTGATAAGAAAGTTTGCCGAGCGGGCTTCGTGCCTTGGCTCACCCAAACCCCGCATGAGGGGGACAGCGTCTTGACCCGGACGGCTCAACTTGAATGGGGAATCAACCTCAACGGCAAGATAGGCGTTGACAAGATTCTCATGATGGAAAAGCTGACGAAGCTCTATGCCGACACGCTTGGCCCTTGGGACATCACCGTGCCGCCGTTGGGGCGGTCCAACCAAGGCGATGGCGTGTCGAAGGATTACCGAAGGCACTACACCCAAGAGGCGAGGAACCATATCGAAAGGTGGTTTGGGCCAGACATTGAGGCGTTCAATTATGAATTTTGAATTTCCTGACATTGCCGACTTCCCCGAAAACGAAGCCCCTTGTTTCCCGGAGGAAATTGACACGGACCACTTGTTCCGCGATCAATATAAATTCAAGGACGATTCGAGGGAGTTGGCAACGCTCATGACCGAAGCGATGGGCTTGGGCGAAGACCACATCAAAATCCAACGCAAGCAGATCAACCGGATTGTTGATGCGGCGCGAAACTATTTCAGCTTGAAGCTAAACAAGCGCCGGGACGACCTTGCTGATAGTCGGGCATATAAGAACCTTGTCCAAGACGGCATCCATGCCATCCAAGCCGATACGACGGAACTTTTGGGGATGTTCAAAGAGCGAGCGAGGGTGTTGGAGAAGCGAGAGCGCAAGACCGGCTTGACCGATTACGACCGCGCTCAAATCGACAACTCCCCGACAACGCTGAAAGCGATCTATAAGTTGCTCGACCGGAACGGCTTGCTTGAGGCCGGAACCAAGTACCGTGGCGGGAGCCAATTGTCAGTCCGGTCCGCGACCCTCCATGTCGCCAAGCCGGGGGACCGCCATCATTACCAGCAATTCCGCGATTGTGAAACTTCAACCAAGCTGCTCAATCTGCATTTCGATCCGAAGCCGGGGATCATGAAGGCAATCATCTATCTTGGGGAGGTCGAGGCTCACGACGGGCCGTTTAACTGGATCAAGGGTTCGCACCGTTGGAACTATGGCGAAATGGAGCGGGTCTTCGCTTGGGGAAATAGCATCGGCAATTACTGCCACACCCCGGATCACCGGATTGTCGCCAACGCCTTCCCGAAGCGGTTTCGGGGCAATGCCATCGTCGGTCGGTTGATCCCGGACGGAACTAGGGAAAGCCGGGTTCTTTTAAGTATGCTTCACCCATACCTTTCCGACGAGGCCAATGTCATGTTCTTTGACCCGACCTTCGGGCTGCATTGCGGCGGTAATCCGACAAGCGGGACGAGAACCAACCTACAAGTGGTGATGCGATGAGACTTTCAGACGCAGTCCTCAAGCGGCGGGTCTTCAACCAAGCCGTAAATGACGCGCTACAAGCCAAGACGATTATGGGTGCCTTGGGTCCATATATCGACAAGAACCGCCTCACCGTGGACGTGGGGGGCGCTACGGGCCACTTTACCCACTACTTTGCGCCCCGGTCCCGTCATGTCCATGCTTTCGAGGCTGTCCCGGAAGTTTGGATGCAATTACGGAAAAAGGGAGACGAGTTTGTCAACGTGACGGCGCACAACAAAGCGGTCGGTGACGTGTTCGGCAAGTCGGAGTTCTTTGTCGATGACAAGCGGCTCTCCAATTCTGGCTACCAAGACCTTGTCGGCGGGCCGAAGATTACCGTCGATTCAATCACGCTTGACCGCTTCTTTCGAGACGAGGGGCAAATCGGATTCATCAAGATTGATGTCGAGGGGACAGAAAAGAACGTCCTCGTCGGGGCGCGGGAGATCATTCAACGGGACCGCCCGAATCTGCTTGTCGAGATTTACGAGCCATTCTGCAATTGCCCGGTGAGCGCGATCTTCGCATGGCTCATGGTAGAAGGCTATCTGTGCTATTATTATGACCATCCCAATCTTGTCCGGGTGCCTTCCATAGTGGCCGGGGTCGATGCCGTAATGACCAAACACAAAATCCATGACGGTGACTTCCTTTTCGTGAACGGGGAAAATGATGGGTAGCACGACAGGCGAAAGACAGATTGGTAGCCAGCAAGAGGACATAGCGATCAACCACCGCGCCCGATACGAGTGGGCGGCGAAGCTCTTGCGCCAGCACATCCCGGAGAAAAGCCATATCCTCGACGCCGCTTGCGGGTGCGGCTACGGGTCAGAGATATTGGCTCAACACGGATTCTTGGTGACGGCTTACGATATGTCTGACGAGGCGGCGAAGTGGCAAAAGCAATTCGACCACCCGCACGTCAACTTCATCCAAGACGATGTCTTCGGGGCGGTCGAGTTCGGCCAGACATATGACGCCGTGGTCTCCATCGAAACGATTGAACACATCACGGATGCCCCAGCATGGATTAGCAAGCTCTTGAAGGCGTCCCCGCTTCTCGTTGGGACTGTCCCGAATGAACATACCACCCCGTTCAATCCCAACAAGCATCCGTTTCACCACCGGCACTACACGAAGGATCAAGTCCTTGGGTTGTTCAACGAGTGGGAGCTTTCAGATTGGGCAACCCAATATGCCAAATACAAGAACTATGAGATGCGCCCCGGCGATGATGGGATGACCCTTGGGTTTTTGGCGAGGCGAGGATGATGGACGCCATAAAACTTGGGGCAAGCGTCATCCGTCAAGAGGCCAAGGGGCTTCAACGGCTCGCCGCCAAGCTCGACAAGCAGTTTGCCGAAGCGGTCTTGATCCTTGATTGCCAGGGCAAGATTGTTTTGACGGGCGTCGGCAAGTCCGGCCATGTCTGTCGGAAGGTCGCCGCCACGATGACGAGCTTGGGCCGACCGGCGATCTTCATTCATCCAACCGAAGCCGCGCATGGCGACATGGCATTGATAGACAGCCGGGACGCTTTGCTTGTTCTTTCGCGGTCGGGAATGGCGGACGAATTAAGGCCACTGTTGAAATTTGCGTCAGATCACGGTATTCCTACGGTATTGATTTCGGAGCATGACAAGACCGGCTTGGCCGTTTGGGTCAACACGGTGGTCAAGCTACCGAAGGTCGAGGAAGCATGGGGCCATGCGCCAACGACATCGACAACCATGCAAATGGCGGTCGGGGATGCGATAGCGGTAGCCTTGGCAAGTCGGCACGGTTGGACTGTGAGGGATTTTATCGAACATCATCCCGGCGGGGCGCTAGGGTCTGAAAAGAGGTAAGGCATGGCGATTACATTGGTTGTCGAGGACGGAACGGGCTTAACCAACGCCAACACCTATATCTCGTTGGCGGATGCTGACACATATTTCGAGAGTCACGTTTACTCGTCCGGTTGGGATGCGGCGACGGACGCCAACAAGAACATCGCCTTGGCAATGGCGACCCGCTTGCTCGACGCTTATTTTATTTTTGAGGGACGGAAGATTGGGGACAGCCAAGCACTTGAATTCCCCCGGTTCGACATCAGGGACCGCTCCGGTTTCTTGATTGTCTCGACAACGATCCCGCAAGCGTTAAAGGATGCGGTGGCGGAGTTCGCGCAATTCATGATTGCGTCGGATCGGACGGCGGACGCCTCTGGTCAAGGATTCAAGTTGCTCAAGGCCGGGAGTCTTACCATGCAACCGGACCCCGGCGACAAGCCGCCGGTCATCCCGGACGTGGTCAAACAATTAATCAATTTTTTGGGTCGGCCCGCCGGGTCGATGTCGGTTCCGTCAACGAGGTAGCGAATGGAAACAAGGCGGTTGACTCTTGAGGTCGATGGACAGGGAAACGTGAAGATAAGTCAAGATGATTTCACAGCGGCGGAAATGGCTTCTTTCGCCCTCATTGTTCACGATCTTGCAATAGGTGTTTTGAAAAATGGGCCTCAACCAAGCCTTCAAATTAGCAGCCCAAGAGATAGTGACGGCATTCGGTGATGTCGGCGTCTCGACCAACTATGAAGCCGTAACTTCCACAAGCGCGAACACCTACAACACATCGACGGGCGTTGCCGCCGCCATATATTCGACAGTGGCCGGGGTGACGGTGATCTTCGATGTGTTTGAATTAAAGCAAATTGACGGCAAGATCATCCAGCCCGAAGACAAGAGAGCCTTGATCCCTGCAAAATCTATTTCAGCGGTGACGCCTTCCGCCGAAGACCGGATTGTGGTCGCCGGGGTGCCTTGGCGTGTCGTCAACGTGAGGACCGACCCCGCCGAAGCCCTTTGGGAATTGCAAGTGAGGAAGTCCTGATGGGTAACGCTCGACAATTCTCCGCAGACTTAGCGCGGTTTGCCGATAGGGTGGACTTGGCTCCGGCACGATTCCGGGCGCGGGTTACACTCGACATAAAGGCTACAATTGAAGCGATGGCTCCGGTTGACACGGGGAGGTTCCGGGGATCGTGGGCGGTCAGTGATGGCGCTCCGTCGTCCTTCGTCCCGCCGCCGGGGGATACGACATCCCTTGGCCCGGTTGAGGCGTCCTTCTCTGACCCTTTCGAGGTTTCGTTTGTGACGAGCAATCTTCCTTATACAATGGCGATTGAGTTCGGTCATTCCGGCCAAGCGCCGAAGGGCGTGGCGCGGGTCTCAATGGCCGAAGTCATAACCAAATTGGAGACCAAGTTCGGTGAGCTTTGAAGACGAACGACACGCCATAGAGGCGCGATTTGCTGGTAGTTATACCTCGACGCAAGTCAAATATGAGAACGTCCCTTTCAAGCAACCGGCGGCGACCTCTTGGGTTGCGCTCACGATTTTGTCTGGTGGTGGGAATGTAAATTCCATCGGGACAGGAATGTCTAGCAGATTGGAGCGTTTTAGTGGTATCATCCAAATTGACATCTTCACGGTCGAGGATGTCGGCACCAAGACGGCGCGGGATTTGGCCGACACGATTGCCGCCATTTTCGACGTTGTCGAGTTCAGTTTCGGAAGTTCCGGGACTATCGTGACCAGAGTACCGTCATTTCAGACGCTTGGCGTCGAGGACGGTTGGCTTCATTCGGTTGTGTCAGTGGCCTTCCAAAGAAGCAAGTTTTCTTAGACTTGATGATGGAGGTCAAAAATGGCTTTTTCAGATGCCAATTCAGTCACAATCCGTTACGCGACGGAAGGGTCTTGGGGCGCGACAGTTGCGACCCCGGCGGTCACCCAACTCCGGGTCTTAAACGAAAGTTTTTCCCACGCCAAGGAAACTATCGTCTCAAATGAAATCGACTCCGGACGCCAACGGACGGCGTTGCTTGAGGTTGCCGATAGTGCGGCGGGCGGCTTCGGCTTTGAGTTGATTTATGGTGAATATGAGACGTTTCTTGAGCAAGCCCTTCGCGGGACGATTTCAAGCGCCACTGTCACCATGACTTCGACTGTCGTTGTCGCGGCTTCGACCATCACCGGCCCTTCTGGCACCGACTTTGTCGCCAATTTCGCGGTCGGCCAATGGGTCAAGGTCAAGACCACGGACGATATCGTGAAGATTTCCGCCTTGACCTCGACGCTTATGACCATCGTTGGGACCACGCTGACCGCTTCGTCTTATTCGAGCGCGGCGATCACCGGGCGGACGCTGACCAACTCGACCACCAAAACCAGTTTCTTCATTGAAACGGATTTCGGGTCGGTGAACGCGATCAAGTATCAAACCGGCATGAGGGTCAACACCGCCAATCTCACGGTCGCGGCTCAACAAATCGTTACCGGGACTTTCGAGTTTGTCGGGAAGCAGGGTTTCACGGCATCGACCACGGTTGCATCTTCGGTGGTTACGTCGGCGGGGACCAATACTCCGATGACGAGCGCCGCCAATGTGTCGCGCATTCTGCATAATGATTCGGTCATTCAGTCTTCCATCAACTCGTTCTCCGTGGACATCAGCAACAACATGAGTCCGCGTCCCACGGTCGGATCGAAATTCTCTTCGGAGCCGGTCGATGGCGGTTTGGATGTGACCGGCAACATCAACTTGTTCTTTGATCGGATCGACTTTTATGACGATCTTATCAATCACACATCGTTCTCTTTGGACTATGTGTTTCTTGACGCGGACGGCAATGCCGTGGTTGTCAGCTTGCCGGAGATTAAAGGAACGACGGGCGACCCATTGGCGGGCGGCAAGGATGAAGATGTGTTCTTATCGTTGGATTTCCAGGCGATCAAAGACCCGACCTTGGCTTACACCATAAGGATCGACTTCTTACCAACATAAACTTAAGGAGGACAGGGATGGACATAGGCAAAGCTTTTGCAAATCCAGAGGCGGAAAACAAAGGGGTTTGGGTTGAGTATCGGGACGGGAGCAAGATCAAGATTGCCCGAATCGGGAGCCTCACCTTTACCAAGGCTTATGACGGCGCTCTTAAGCCCCATAGGCGTAAGCAGAGAGCCGGGACGATGGACACGGTGCTTGAGACCCGGATTCTTTGCGAAGTTGTCTCCAAGACGATTCTCTTGGATTGGGAGGGTTTCACGA